ATCATAAGGGACACCTAGCCAAGTACCGGATTTCATTTCTACATCGCAAGTATAACCACAAGAAAGTGCATGCTTCTTATCTTCAATAATACTTCGAATGACTTCCTTATCCGTAATTGTAATCTCATCAGAACAGTAATATTGATCTTCTCTGGGAGAAGAGGCAAAACCAACTCCCCAGTCTTTTGCATTTTCTGCAGTGACTGCTCCCTTATGTCCATCGGTACAAACTAAACCATCTAAGGTCTTAATTGTCTCGGGTGAAAATACCTCTTCTGCCAACCGGAGTTCTCTCAGAACTGAACCGTCATCCATTAGGTAAGGGAATACACCAACGTTGGTGACAATAGCTCTTCCCTTCATGAATCCGTTATCCTGCTTAACCATAGGCTGGACCATCCAATCACCTTCAGGACCATCATCACTATAAGGCATATAATCAATTCTGAAGTCTGCTTTATCTTCTCTCATTTGCTTCTTCAATACCATTTATTCTCTCCTCTAAACACCCAACTTCGGATTTAAGTTCAATTACTGTATCTAATGCAGCAAAGGCAAAAAGTACAGAAATCCCAGCCAGTATAATTGCTGTCCATAATAATTTTGGTACACGCTTTAATAAGTCCCTGACTTCTGTTAAGAGTTTTCCATACTCTTCGTTCACCTGTATACTCCATCACTGTGCTTTTAGTTGTACCCCTTCCAGACAACCTTCTGTCTTACTAACCCTTTGTACTAAATTATCTAATTTAGTATTCTGCTCATGATTCATTTCAATTAAACCATCCAGTTTTTCAGTTAATATTTTTACAGTCATTCTTGTTTCCAAATCCTGTGCTTCATGTGCTGTCCAAATATTTGCTTGTTTTGTTTCAAAAGCAGTCCAATTATTTGCAAGTTTCTTTTCTAAGTCACGCCATTGTTTGCTAAAAGTATCAACTTTTTTTTCAGTAATTTTTGCTCCTGATACAAATTGCCCAGCTTTAAAAATTAAAATTATAATTGCACCAAAAATCCCAGTTGCTAATACAAAAGATAGAACCTTTCCTGCAATATTTAAAGCATTAGTTATATCACTCATCAGATTCTATCTACCCCTGTACTGTTAGTCCGGACAGATACTCTTACTTCAGCTGAACCTTCTGCACTCTTCAGACGAAATGCAGTAATTCCCGGGTTAATAATTGAGAAACCATCCCAAGCACCCCAAACTGCTTCGTCTGCTTTTATTACTTCTCTCGGATCATTTGTTAATTCTAAGGTAGCAGCATCTCCAGATAAACTTGCAGCAATACCAACTGCAGGAGATATGGGGAGAAAATAAATATCAGACGCTCCTGTATCTGCCAAAGTTACTTTATTGTAGTAAGTGCCAGCATCAGCTTGGTTATTATCTTTTAATGTCATATCTATAACAGCCATAAACTCTCCTATTTTACAAACTCTTGTCTGGATCCATTCATATCTTTTTCGAAGTGTATATCATAATACTTTGCAGAAAATATTCCTGTGTAGGGATCAGCACCTGCAAATAATCCACTGGCATTTGCAGTATCTCTATATATCTTACAATCGAAAGTAAAAGATAATCTGGCAGAAGAAAAAACAGAATCATCTAAATTAAATGAAACGATTTGTTGGATACTCCCCGAACCAGGATAGGCAAAAGCAAGATCACTACTGGTAAGAGCTTTTAAAGTCCAAGAACTTGGAACATCTTCTCCATTGTTGTAAACCCTATATGCAACTAAAATATTCGGGATCGCATCTTGGTTTTGGATCCAGTGTAAATGTGGCCGGACCTTCCCTCCGATCTTCCAGGAGTGCATTGCCTGTATTACTATGCCAATAGGTTCATCTGGGTATCGGGCATTCGTAGCAAAATCTACAGTTAGTTCATTAAAATTATAGTCTACCCTACCAGCTACAGCAAAGATATTGGCTCCAACAAAAGACTGACTCACTTCATCATATACAGTTGCTTCCCCTTCGGCAACCATTGTTCCGTCTGTCTCGAATCTTGTTGCATTTCCATTAGCTTGGTTTCCAATGTAAAATTCTGAACTAAGGTTATTCGGGATTATAGCCAAACCAGAAACAGTTGTTGGTAATTCATAAACTATAAATGTTGTAGAAGGAACTCCCACTGCATTATCTGTTGTCAGGTAATTAAGAATAGCAGTACCTGCAATAATTCTTGCTTTGAATCTGAGTTTAAACCCTGCAGGAACTCTGAATGTTGATTCAAATATAATATTACCTTCATTTGCATTGGCTGTTTCTATTATAGCCCCGGAATCTGTTAATAATTCCCAAGCAGATCCATCCCAATACTCTGCCCATGTGTCTATTTTAGTATTATTGGAATTATCAAAATTAAGTTGGAGCTGTGCCCGGAAAATACCTGTCTTTCCAAAAGTAATTTCTCCATTCTCTAAGAGTACACCATTTGTCTCCTGAATTACTTCTGCGACTACTACAGTGCCTGCAGCATCAGTGCTGATAGTTTGATTAACCTTTGAAATGGCTTTTAATTGAATTAGGGGAGCACCTGTGCTGCTACTCCCTTGTATTAAATTAAAGTTATTTAGCACTGTATATCCTCCATAGTTTATCCTTTTATATAAAACTATGTTTTTTCTTTAGTAAATAATTTTCTATATAATTCAAATATTTGCCTATAATAAGGGTGAAGGTATTTGTAAAAGAATATATATATTGATGCAAAATGGATGATAACTTACACCTTGGTCCCTCCCGTTATTAGGGAGGGGTTCCTTTTACCCTTCCCTGGATACTGCTATTTTCTTCTCGGTACAAACATCCATTGCTCTTTTATTCCCACGTAATTCAATTGTAATCCCTACAGTATCATTATCTTGCATATCCCTCTCTACATGCTTCAGAATTTCTTCTTTTTTAGTACCGGGAGTAAATCGTTGTCTTTTAATTACTGTCATATTTCCCTCCTTATTCTGGGTATGAATTGTAATGGATCCATGATTGGTCTTGTCCATATAGGTGCTTACTGTAGATAAAATGTTATTATGCTGCATTTTTTTCCTCCTTAATTTGTTTATCAACTTCTGCAACCATATCCTGAAATACAGGAGAGGCAGTACAACGACATTGCATATCCTGGCCAGGTATTCCTGCAAATGCCCCTATACTTGATCTGCTTTTCCAAGTAACTCCTTTATCATCGGAGTAAACTGTATCATCATCCCACCTGCACAACTTATTATCTAAAGGTTTATGCCTGGCCCGAACTCTCTCATCTCCTGCTGTAGACCACTCATACATACTGATCCCTGCATCTGCCATTCTCCTTTTAGTAAGAACCCCGTTGAGTTTCCCCACCTGATCCCTGGCAATCAAACGAGCTCGATAGCCTTTAATCTTCTTCCCTTCTGCGAGCAGTCTTTGTTCAATCTCTTTTGCTGTAGCTCCCTCAAGAACCCCGTCTGCTACGATACCAGAAATATTTTTAATATACTCATCTGAGAGCCCTCGAATGAGGGAGAGGTTTCTTTCAGTCCAGACATCAATAGTTTCCTTCTCCCAAGGTTCTGTTGTAATAAACTCTACTCCAAGCAGGCCTTTGTAGAACTTCTGTGCCTGCTTATCATTCCATTTTGTAGTACCCAAAGCAGTAGCAGTAATTAGAGCTCGCACCTTTTCTGAATCAGGACCATATTGGCGAAGCATCTCTGCCTGGATAGCAGCAAGGACAATCTTAAGCTCAGCCTGAAAGGAATCATCTTGTTTTAGCTCTTCATCATAAGTTAGTTTTATATCTTTCTCAGGATCCAACCAATCTGCTATGTCTGTTTTAAAAGTTTTCCAATCAGCTGGATCCTCTACATAATCAAGTCTCTCTTCTCTCTCCTCTAATAAGGGGAAGATTAACCCCTGGGAATAGTTGATCAGATCTCTCTGTATTTTTGAAATCCCTTTTGCATAAGCTCTCTCATACTGGTACGGGTAGAGCCATACTGCATTTACCTTCCCAGAACTCCTGGCCCTGTTACCAGCCCCCATTGCCTTCCTTCGGGAGTATAGCATATCATAAAAGGTCTGCTGGCTCTGGGTTAATTCTTCTGGCATTTCTCTTTTTCCTTCTGATTATACTCTCTCTGCATAATCTCTATACAGGACATCGGGACAGGGACTTTATCAAACTCATCTGGCCCTGGTAAATATTCCTCTTCGAGAACTTCTCTGACTATCTGTTTAATCCACTCTTTAAGAATATTCATTTATTCTTCCCCTTCAATTTCATTCCTAACTTCTTCTGGGGTATAAACCCCTGACTCAATATACAGTTTATAGGTTTCTGCCTTAGTCTTTTGTAAGTCTGCCTGCTCCTTCTCTGTAAGCTGCCATAGGGGTTTAAACTTTATAGGGTAATTCTCTGTCTTTAGTTTTAAACCCGAAGCAACGGTATTCACAAGCCTCTGCATAGGATAATAGAGCCATGTCTGCTGCTTCGTACTAATCATATCATAATAGGAACGAATATCGAACTCTCCTGTAGCATTCTGTCCGGCAGGACTCTGTCCCCATAACAGGGCAGTAGGGTAATCTGATACCATAGCAATCGTGGTCATCCACAATTTCATTACATCTGCGGTGCCCCCAATATTGGCAGTATCCCTTTCGTATTTCTCCCCCTCCCCTAACAATACTGAATTAAGCACACTCTTAGATGAATTGATTAAATCCATCCTGTCATAAATCATCTTTAGAGCACTCTCATCATTTTGAGAGAGAATATTTACCAGATTAGATATAGTATATTTGCCAACGACGAACTCCATCATTACATTGGCCAATCCCTGCTCCATTCCACCGAAGTTTTTTAACCTGCTCCATATTGCCTGTAATACTGGAACACCCCAATATTTATATTCTCTGTTCAATTTCCCTACACAATCATCTGGTGCTGGTTCCCCTTTAAATATTAACAGCCTGGATCTGTGCACATACATTACATTTCCATTCTGTTTTCTAATCGGGAATAGTTCAATATCCTCTACAGAGTTCGATTTGTAATCTCCGTTAAGGAAGGCATCCTGCAATTGGATCCTGGCAGCCGAATAGACTTTTAATCCTATAACCTCTGCTCCTTTAGCAATAGGGTTGGAGAGGTCAGTTGCTATTCCCTCATTTGTTACCATAAGGGCTACAGAGCCACGATATAATCTTGCCATTCTAATCGCATAATTGATTTTATTCTGAGCCTGTAAGGTAATTAGTGCATTCTCTACTTTATTATCGCCATCATTTTCAATATTGATCCACTCTCTGGTCATATCATCAGCAGCTCTGGTGATAATCTTTTTCCCTACACCTTCCCCCAGATAGATGGCTGATAATTCCTCGTCAGCGAATTGGGGATAATCCTGATAATAAGTATGAACTGTCTTATCAATACCCCTCTTTCCTAACCCAGTGAGAAGATTCCCCCACCCGTCTTGTTTATGTGCAGTTACAGTTACACCCTTATGGACTGTCTGTATTTCCTGCCCTTTCTCGTCAATGATCATTTCACTTCCTCCTCACTATCAGCATAATAACAGTTGCAACTAATAAGATAAAGCAAATTAGATACTTCGGATATTTTACTATCAATTCCATAATGCCTCCTCCGGGGCATAGTCTACTCCCCACCCTGCATACTTTCCTTGGGTTAGGGCTTTGCCATCTCTTGCTCTAATCTGCAATGTGATTAGAGAATACCCGGATTTTAAGCAAGCCTGGGAGGTGGACATGATCTCCGTCCGCCCAAACCCGATAAACATAATTTTCTCTTGTGGCCTGCCTGCCAGTTCTTTACTTTTACATTTCATATAAGGCTCTCCAATTTCCATCCAGAGTGGTCCCACTCTTTTCTAATACTCCTGTCAAACAATCAGCACCATCATCGTGGGCGTTAGCTCTAAAATCTTTTTTAAAATCCCTTAAGTGGTAATAGAACTCTGGCCACTTGGTTTTCCAACCTCTTGGGAAGAGGACTTTTCGTTGCACCTCTGTCGAATTAGTTAATACTCTTGATTCTTTATTATCCCCCTGGTAAAAGGGAGTGATCATAATCTTCCCTTTTGTAATCCTGTCTACAGCTCTGGCAAATCCTCTTCCTCCATTATTACTCTCTATGAAACTCTCTCTGGTATGAGTTCGGAGGAGTTGGAGTGCAACATCTTTCTCCGTTACCTCCTGAGGCTCCTGGGTGTAATAAATATCAGTAATATAAATAAACTCATCTATACCAGTCTGGAATGTAATCGAGCAGAGCCAGTCTTTCCCTGTATCAGCAGTATCACAATAATGCCTGAAATATCTTACATGCTTTGGCAGCCTGTCATATTCCCCCCATTCTGCTGTATAGAGTAACCCCTTTCTTGGTTTTGGATTTCCCTGGTTCATAGATTCAAACATCTGTTCATCCAAATCCCTTTCTGCTTCTAACTTCTTCAAATTGTGCTTCTCTGGATAGAGTGCTTCCCCCATCCTCCTTGGGTCTAAATCTGTTGGCTCCTTATTTTGGATTGCAGGGAAATTGATTTTCAGCCATACTTCCTGGTCTCTGTCAGGATCATCTACTTGGTCCATTGAATCTAATAGGACCACTGTGTCTTTCTTCTCTAAATAACCAATTAAATCATTATCATCCCAACGGGTAAAGACTATTAACTGCTGGGACTCATTATGGAGTCGTTTAAGGAATACTGAATTGTAATAATCAATTACAGATTGCCTAATGATAGGGCTGCTCCCCTCTTTGTAATCTTTATAAAGGTCATCAAGAATCCCTACATCTACAGGGTCACCTGTTAGGGGACCACCTCGCCCGACTGCTTTTAATCCTCCCCTGAAATCTACAATCTGAAACTCCTCTGCATTCCTTAGATAAGCATTTGAGACCGTTACTGTATTGGAGGAGTTCAATTGTGTTCCAGGGAATAGTATCTTGTAGGACGGGTCATCAATAATTCTCTGATTATCTCTATTGAATGCCCTGGCCTTCGTAGCGGAGTAAGAAACGACTGCAAT